GCCCAAGTTGAAGCCCTTTCCAGGATCATCCAGTGGACGGACCTCTGGAGCATCACGGAGGATGCAGTGGTGGACATGTCCATATACGGCGACGCCCCCCTGAAAGTCCGATACCAGGATTACGGCATAATCGAGAACGTGCCCCCCGAATACTGGTTTCCGGTGGTCGAAGCCGCCAACGTAAAGCAAGTCCGTGCCCACCTCATAGCCTACGAGTTCGAAGATCCGGAGCAGAAAGGGCAAGACGCATCTATCCAGTCACTTACTCCCGCCAGCAAGACATCTTATCTCAAGGTAGAAATTCACACCATCGGACAGACCGAGCACCGGCTCTATAGGCTGAAAGACAAGAAGATTGAGACTCAGATCGATCTCGCGGACTTTCCCGATTTCGAGTTGTTGCGGACGATCGAAGAGACGAAATTAGACGATTTTGCTGTTCTGGTGCTCCATAACACCACTTCCACCAAGAAGTATCATGGCAAGGAAGACTATTCCATTTTCCTAGACGTAATCAAGGAGCTCGAAACCAGGTATCCTCAGGTCTTTTTCATCCTCGACAAGCACGCCGACCCGAGCATGTACGGCCCGCCCATGGAAGAGCAAGATCCTCGGGATGGAGAGTACAAAGTCCAGGGCGGTTCAAGGTATTTCACGCTCGTTGACAAGGAGCAGGCGGTCCCTGGCATGATCACCTGGGACGGCAACCTGGACGCAAGTTTCCAGACCATCGCAGGCGAAGGCTGGGGACTCATGCAGAGGTTCTATGAGCTGTCCGAGACTTCGAAAGTTTGTTTCGACTCATCCGCGGGCGGCCAGGGGTTGTCAGCGCAGGCGCTCAGGCTCATGATGTGGAAGCCCTTAAAGAAAGCCAACAAGATCCAGAGGCGGTTAACACCAGTCGTCCAACAACTCATCAGGCTGGTATCCTTGGTCGAGGTCAGCATGGGCATGAAAGGGGCCGTGCCGATCGAGAATGTCAAAATCAACTGGCATGATGGTATGCCCATCGATGAGCAGGCGGATGCACAACGGGATGCAACGCTGGTCAATGGTGGTGTGCGGAGCGCCCAGGGTATAATGCGGGACAAGGGCATTCCAGAAGAACAGATTAACCAGGAAAAATTGGAAATGAGTGATCAATTGTTGTGATTATCGTTTGCCTACTCCGGGCATAATCGGAGGGAGTTGATTGTTTATGTCTGAAGAAAATGGTGCCGGTACGCCTACGACAGAACAAGGCGGTAATGAACCTCAGAACGAGGGAAAGCTCACACAGGCCGAAGTTGACGCTATCGTAGCTGATCGACTGGCCAGGGAACGAAAAAAGTACGCTGATTACTCCGACCTGAAGAAGGCTTCGGAGGAACTTGCAGAACTGAAGAAAAGCCAGATGACAGAAGTCGAGAAGATGAAGGCTGAACTGGCTGAAAAAGAGGCTCTGTTGCAATCGAAAGATCAAGAGCTGTCCGGTCTCAAGCTGGAGCGGATTAAGTCCGCCAAGCTCGCCGAGGCAGGAGTGGCAGCAGAATGGATCGACTCCGTATCCGGCAGCACGGAGGAAGAGGTGGCAGCGAGCGTCACTAAGCTGGCTGCAAGGCTCAAGGTCGAGCCACCCACCAAGAAAGGTGCGGGCTCCAATCCCGCCAATCCGCCGAGCCAGACTAAGAACGATACAAAAATCTGGACTCAGTCAGAAATCAAGGAACTCCGGCTTTCCGGCGGCCTCACGGATGAGGTCATGGCCGAAATCAAGCAGGCTACTGCTGAGGGCCGGGTTCAGTAGGTGCAATTCTTATGGCATTCGAAAGTTGGAAACCAGAGGTAATAGCTGCCGACGTGCAGCATCAACTGGAGAAGTCTCTCGTTTACGGTCAGCCCGGAGTGACGAACCGTAATTATGAGGGCGATGTCCAGTACGCAAAGAGCGTTAGGATCGTGGGCGTGGGATCTGTCACCGTCAAGGACTACACCCAGGGCAACGATATGGCCGATCCGGACACTGTCCTGGATACGTCCCTGGAGATGACCATTGACTATGACAAATATTTCAATTTCAAAGTCTCGAACAAAGACCAAGCCCAAACTCGCATCGACATCATGGCGGAGAACAACAAGGAAGCCGCCTATGCGATCAGGGACGCTATAGATAGCATTATCGGGTCTCTCTACACGGATGCCAGCGCATCCAACCTGATAGGCACGGACGCCGCCCCCAAGACGCCCAACCTCACCCAGGGTGACGCCTCCAACATCTACAACCTCATCGAGGATTGTGGTGTAGCTCTGTCGGACTCCAAGGTGCCTCTTGAGGGCCGGTGGATGATCGTTCCGCCCAGGTTTGCGGGCATGATCCGGAAGGATCTCAAGCTCACCGCCGCGGCTCCTCAGATAGCCCAGCCGGGCATGCTGAACGGTAGCATCACTAGGATCGGCGGGTTCTCGATCATGGAGAGCCACAACGTGCCCAACACCGCCGGAGCCAAGTACAAGGTCATGTTCGGCACCTCCAAGGCCATGACCTTCGCCAGCCAGGTTAACGACGTCAGGATCATGGACATGGAGAAGCAGTTTGCCAAGAAGGTAGACGGCGAGTACGTGTTCGGCTGCAAGGTCGTGAGGCCTGAGTGCCTGGGTGTGATGACTGCATCATTCTGAGGTGATTAAGATGAGAAAGATATTTGCAACCCTCCTGATGCTGGTGCTGCTCGTTGGGGCAGCATCGGCAACATACACCACCATGACTCCGGTCACAATGTCTGGTCAGAACGACTGGGGCAGGATGACCGCCGCTTGGACTACCATCGCCGGGAACGGCTCAACCTGCAATTTTGCGGTTGATGGTGTGTCCGACTATCTCCTGCTCGTGAACATCACTTCTTGGGACGTCACTGATCCAACCGTGGATATTCTGAGCGTGATGGCGGGCGACAATCCTCCTGCATTCCGGTCAGACATCGGCAATATGACCCTGACAATGGACGATATGCTGGGTGCAGGAACGGTGATAGTAGGCCCTCTGGAGAGTGCCAGGTTCATGAACTCGACAGGCTACATCAACATCGGCAGCTATATGGTGACCGGCAAGATGACCGTCGTCAAGGTGGCGAGCTAGTGGCCGCTGCTAAGATGGTCCGGTTCCGTACAAAAGCCACTGGCATAGTATGGGAAATGGAAGAGGGCTCCGAGGCAGCCAACCGCTGCCATCGCCTCAAGTTCGATTACGAAGAGGTCAAGCCGGAGAAATCCGGCTAAATTATTTTTCTTAATAATAAACTTAAATTCCAGGTGATAATAATATGACTAAGGTTGCAATATCGATAGCTGCCCAAAACACGTTCACCGATCCGCTGAACTGCCCAAGGGATTCTGTGCTTATCACGCTGAACCCGACCGGAGGGACGGCGATAGGAACGGTCACCGTCCAGGTCAGGGATTATTCAGACCCAAATTCTCCCGGCCCCTGGGAGGATTGGGTGAAGCAGTTGGTTGCCTCTGGGATCTGCCAGTCATTCATAGTTGACATCCCGGTATCGAACCAGCAGATCAGAGTCGGATTCCTGACCGGCGAATACACATCAGGAACGCTCACGGGGAGGATTCAACACTCATGAGCACCCCACTGGTTTATGCGAGCCGGTCTACTGCTAGGGGCGGCTGTTCTGTGGCCGTCCGGGGCACGTATGACAGGCGGATTTTCCCGGCGACCGAAGACCTGAGCATGGGCGGCTTCAAGCTGACTGACTTGGGTGCGCCTACCGAATCAGGCGATGCCGTCCGCTGGGACGACCTCCAGATAGGCCTCAACTATATTATCGGAGTTGAGTGGGACACATCTAGCGATTCGTCGGCTCTGAAGCACATCGATGCTTACGGGACCGAGATCACCAAGACTGCCGAGCAGTGGACGGCCTGGTTCAATGCCCACCCAGTCCACGCGAACATGTGGCGCTGCCTGCTTTCTGCTGCAGGAGTTCCTACTTTCGGCAGCAACGCCCGGGGCGACGGCCTCACTCTGGATGGCACTATGGGGCAAGTGATGGTCCGGATCCCGAAGTTCTACATCAAGTCGGAGAAGGTCGGCACTAAGATACGGTGGTGGATCTCCCCGGTAGCTTTCACGGGCTTCGAAGTCCATCCAGCTTTCTTGCAGCGCGGCGGCACTGAGAGGGCTCAGATCTATGTGGGGGCCTATTGCGGCGGATTAGCCGTGAACTCTGCCGGTACTCTGTACATGCTTTCCGCTACCGGGAAGCAGCCGTGGACCGGAACAGCTATGGGCAAGCTGCCGTTTGGAACTGGGGCCACAGCGATAGTGGCGGGAGATACAGTCGTTGGCGCTACATCTGGCAAAACTGGGATCGTGGTAGCTGTCCACAAGGCATCGGGTGATTGGGGGGGCGGCGATGCGGCAGGCTTCCTCTATGTTAAGTATCCTGGTGCTAATTGGAGCAATTGGACTAACCCCGAGAATATCCAGGTAGGCGGGGCCACCAGAGCAGCGACAACAGGGGTAGGTGAAGCTCTTGGGCTGACTAGGCAGCTGTCTGAGACCTATTGCAACAACATCGGAAGCACCCGGTGGGGCTGCGAGAATATTTGGACGCTCGATGCGCTCACAGTGCTTTACTTGGTGGAGTACGCGAACTGGAACAGCCAGAGCACCAGCGTCGGGATTGGCCGAGGGGTAGTGGATAAAGCATTTGGAACAGGGTTTGCAGGCGAAAATAACGGAGCTCTCAGCGCCGATACCAATATCGGAACC